TGGACGGAGCCATAGGTCCCACCTACATCTACCGCCGCTTACTCTCAGCCAACGAAGTCACAGAGCACTACAACGAAGGCAAAGGGCTCAGACACCGAGACCTCTCAGGGAAACTCACACGAAGTCTAGAAGCCGCCTGGAACCTAGACGAGATCGGCCTAGTGACACACGCTGACTCTGCGGGGAGTAACGACCTGACGGCTAATGGTGCCATGACGGATACTACGAGTGGCCCAGGGATCATGCACGGTGCCGACTTCGAGGTAGGCAGCAGCCAGTACTTCTCTACCGCGGATACAGCTAGTCTGTCCTTTGGCGACGAGGGGCTAACTATCTGCCTGTGGGTCATGTGGGAGACCAACGTTGTTGGTGAGATATTCAGCAAATGGGAAACCTCAGGCAATCACAGGGAGTATAACCTCCTTAATAACGCAGAGTTGGTCTGGCAGGTCTCGTCTAATGGGGCAGACAACAACAATAACTCCTACACCTTTACCCCCACGCTGTTCCAGTGGTACTTCATTGTGTTACAACACGACCCCACAGGGAACCTGCTCAGTATATCCGTTGATAACGGTGCGATGGATGATCTCGCTTACTCAACAGGAATCAACTCGGATAACAGCCCTCTCCACATTGGGGCTCTAGGGCGTGCAGCTGTCACGGAGTATCACGATGGCGGGATTGCCCGAGTGGGTGTCTGGCGGGAGGTCCTTAGCGCGGCTGAGATTACAGAGGTCTACAACTATGGAGCGGGCTTGGCATATGCGGATCTATCGGCGAACCTAAAGACGAACCTTGAGGCGTACTGGGATTTCGATGGGCCGGACGTAGAGGATGCCCACGGTAGCAACGACCTGACGAACAACAACGGGGTCGCGATGACGGGGTTCGATCCGGACCCGCACAGGCACGACCCCCAGTCCACCCTGCTGCTGAACTTTACGGGCGCAGATGCAGCAACCAGCACCTTCGATGAGGGGCGGGCGGACGATGTGAATAGCGTTGTGACTTTTGAGACCAGTGCGGAGCTAGATACTGACCTCGCGGGGCCTCATGGTGACAGCGATGGCATCCTCAAGCTCACAGCAGACCGACTCTCCCGCGTTACTGTGCCCGATAACATCGACTTGGCGACGAATGATTTCACCTGGAGCGCATGGATTAGACTCACAAATGTCTCGACCGCAGATAGCCAGTATATCATCCAGCAGTACGATGACTCAGATAACTGGACAGCCCTCTATATCCAGGCTTCTACCCCGCGCATTTTCTTCCAGAACAAGCACCTGACGGCACTAGAAGTAAACATGAGTGCCCGTGACGCATGGGTGGCAGACACATGGTATCACGTTGCAGTAACGAGGACGGGCGCAGATTTTCAGATCTGGCGAGATGGTGTGGCTTTGACTATGTTCGGCACCTATACGGGGGAGACATTCTCAATAGGCAACTATACCAGTGCGCTGAATATCGGTGGTGCACAATCTGGCACCGGTTTTGTACGCTACATAGACGGAGTCCTTATTAACCCCACGACAGCCCTGCCGAATGGCGGCTATGACGCATCAACGAAACCAAAAAGGTAGACTAATGAAATACGTACTGACACTCCTAATCCTCGCATTCTCAGTCCACGCCCAGCGCAAAACAGACAGCCCAGCCGAGGAGACTCTACGCGCCCACATGCAGTCACTGCTAGAGGCCGAGGTCGCAGAGATCGCTGCGGGTCCGGCCGACTCGGGCGAGGTAGGTGAGGACGGCGAGAAGATCATGGTTCCTGGTCGCAAGAACTTCTCCGGCATCCGGCCTACTTGGTGGGGCTCTGAGGACGAGAAGCTGACAGCCAAAGGGCTTAAGAATAAGCTCGGCAATCATGGTCTAGTCGTCATCCCCTACAATGGGCCTAGAGGTATCGGCGGGATCGCTTTTTACTACCGCGTGAAGGCCGGAGTGGTCCAGAGCAAGCAAGTGCATTTTGGTCCCGAGGTCGAACGCGCTAAGCCCGACAAGTGGAGCGATGTGCTAGACGACGAGGGCAACACCTATGCGAGCCTTGAGGCGTTTAGGCCCACGCCCGTTGAGCCCGTGGTTGAGCCCGTAGTAGAGCCCGACCTGCCGCCGAACGTAACGATTACACCGACTGAATGAATTATGGGACGATACATATACCCGACGCCGCCAGAAGGAATTGGGCAACGGGGCTGCTCGTTACTACCCTGGTCGGAGCCAAGGCGCCAGAATACCTCTTGGAGTACGACCCCGAACACGACTACTGTGGTCCGGAAGGCGCTTTGGCTGGTCTCGTACCCAATGAAATCTCTGGCGTATGTATCAACTTTGCTGCCTTTTGGCACGATCGACTGTATTGGGCCGGCGGCACAGAGCAAGACCGAAGAGCCGCGGACTGGTTGTTCTTCAAGATTATCCTGGTTATCTTGTTCAAATCGAAGCTATGCAAGCCCGGAGGCTCATTCGTTTGGGCCGCATGCAAAGCAGTATTTTACTACGGAGCCGTCCACTTTGCGGGCGGCAAGTTCTTTAAGGAAATAACAGAGGAAGAGAAATGAAAACAATCGGACTACTCATCATCGCAGGATTACTCGCAGGTTGCTCAACGCTGACAGATCGAGCGCAGAACGGCCTCGCCGCGTCAGACATGCAGGACCGGCAGAACTTTGTGCCGACCAAACGAGAGCAAGCGGTATTCCTGGCCATGTCCGCCGCCATGCAGCAGATCGTCCCCTCCAAGGTCGAAGACATCCCAAAGGATGGGCTGGCCCAGACGATCTCCCGCGACACTGTTCTCGTCATCAATGACGAGGTGCAGGTCGACAAGGAGGGTAACCCGATCCGTATTAAGGACACCGGCACGTTTAAGTGGGCCATGAATAACGACCTGGCCGGGATGAACAACGCCGAGATGCGATGGCTGTATACTTCCCCCCTGGCCGATGGTGAGTCCAAGAACATGACCCAACCCTTTAACGGCTTCTACTTGAAGATCGGCGACCTGGGCGAAAGCACGACCAACGCCGAGGCTATTAAGGCTCTACAGGCCGGACTCGCTGCGAACAAGACGGCAGCCGGTGACGCCACGGCCAAAGTCCTCGCCGCGGAGTGGGTAGGTAAAACCGCGCTTATCGGCAAGTGGGTGGAGGTCATTACCGCCACGGGCGATAAGGTGATTGGCATCCTACAGAACCTCGACCCGCTGAGCCAGCTACTGTCTGAAGTTCGCATCGCCGGCCAGAGCTACCTCAACGTCAAAATGACGGACATTACGCCTAGACCCGATATGGAGTAACCATGGAAGCCTTAACCTTGACTGACACCGATAAGCGTGACCTTACGTGGATCGGCATATCTGAGGCCAAGCTACAGCTCTTCCTGGCCGCATATAACGGCGATGTCAAACATACCGCGAAGCTGACAAAGATTTCGCAGACAGCCATAAAGAAGCTCTTGGCTACCGTGTTCGGCATGCGCCTACTCAAGCAGCGCAACGACCTCATTGCTGATGTGCTGATCGCCGATCGTCAGGAGCGCGAGATCTATCTTACGCAAAATATGCGCGATGAGTGCTTGCAGGATAAGGACCGCATCAGGTCCTGTGAGGTCTTAGGCAAAATGGCTGGCGACTTCATTGAGCGCAAAGAGATCGACACCAAGCATACCTTCATCATTCAATCGGGTATCGGGCGCACCCCTGGCCAGCAGGCACTTAAGGACGCGGTAGAGGAGGTCATTGATGTCAGCAGCGATACCTGATGACCTGACTATCAACACGGGTTATCTGCCCCACCGCTACCAGGCTTTGGTACATGAGTCCCTGGCCAGGTTCTCGGTGCTGGTGTGTCATCGCCGTTGGGGTAAGACCGTCTGTGCGGTGAACGCCCTGGTCGATGCTGCGTTGAAAAGCACGCTGTCCATGCCGCGCTTCGCCTATGTTGCGCCACTGCGCATCCAGGCCAAAGGTATCGCCTGGGATTACTTTAAGCTGTACTGCGGGCATCTACCTGGCGTCAAGATCAACGAGTCGGAACTCAAGATCTCCTTCGAGCATAACGGCGCTACGATTCGCTTATACGGCGCGGACAACCCTGACGCCATGCGTGGTTTCTATTTTGACGGGGTCGTCATGGACGAAGTCGCGGACATGAAGCCCGACACCTGGGACGCCGTTGTGCGCCCCTGCCTTACTGACCGTAAGGGGTGGTGCCTGTTTATCGGTACGCCGAAAGGCATGAACAAATTTTATCAGCTCTACATGGACGCGCTACAAAAACCTGGGTGGTTTGCCCGCGTATTTTCGGTCACGGATACCCTGGCCGGACTGTGCGAGGATGAGCGACACCCATGGTCGGATGCCTTCGAGATCGAGGAGAGTCGGGCGGACATGTCAGATGCGAAGTTCCGGCAGGAGTGGTACTGCGACTTTACGGCATCCCTGGACAATGTGATGATCCCGCTTGACCTGGTCGAGCCGGCGCGAGGCAAGCACCTGCAGATCGACCAATATATGGGGGCGCCAAAGATCCTTGGCGTCGATGTTGCGCGCTTCGGTGACGATCGCTCATGCATTTTGTTCCGCCAGGGGCTGGCCGTACTTGACATGCAAATTTACAAAAAACTTGACAATATGGAGCTTACCGGACGTATAGTAACTGCGATACGAGAACATGAACCAGACGCAGTATTTATCGATGGTGGACGGGGAGAAGGGGTTATAGATCGCCTTCGCGAACTTGGATTCGCCCCCATAGAGGTTAAGTTCGGGGGATCACCCCTGCAGGCGCATAGGTACATAAACAAGCGTGCAGAGATGTGGGACTCAGCGAAAGAGTGGTTTGAGCTGGGTGGCGCGATACCTGACGACCAACAGATGGTCGCCTCGCTGGTCGCCCCCGAGTACTTCTACGACTCTTTAGGACGGATAGGTATGGAGAAGAAAGAAGACATGAAGAAGCGGATCGGCTTTAGTCCCGACCCCGCGGACGCACTATGCCTGACCTTCGCGTTTCCGGTACAGTCAAAGCTTGGGGGCCTTCGCAGTTTACAGACTGGCAAGCCCCACATGGCCAACAATGAGTATGATGTTTTAGCCTATTAAGGAGGCCCACATGTCAGCAGTAGATAACATTTTTGGGGGAGTGGACGCCTGGGGCCGACCCAACCGCGATGATTCCACCCCCGTGGCAGAAGCCCCCCACGTACCGCCGCCGCCAAACCAGAACGCCGCCAAGCAGTTACGCGATAGTCGCGAACGCATACGCAAGCAGTCCGCCCTGGTCGCAGGTTTCCAGGGAACGAATCGCACCGGAGGACTCGGGTTGCTCGGCCAGGCGGAGACGACAACCAAATCACTACTGGGGTCTTAACATGGGTTTCCTCGAACAGAAGAAGGCGCTGGACGCCCGTATGGCCGAGTTGGTGGACGATCGGCAGGACTGGGATTCTCACTGGCAGGACCTGGTCGACCACATGATGCCCCGCCACGGGCGCAACCTGAATCAGAGCAGTTCGTCCACTGAGCGGAATAGCGGCTCCAAGAAGTCTGACTTCATCATTGACGGTAACCCTGAGTATAATGTTGGGATCTTGGCCGCAGGCCTACAGGCGGGCCTTACCTCGCCGGCACGGCCATGGTTCCAGCTTAAAGTGCAGGACCCCGCTTTGAATAAGAACCTGGCCGTACGAGCCTGGCTGGAGGAGATCGAAGAGCGGATGCGCTTGGTGTTCGGACGGTCAAATCTTTATAGCGTGCTGCACCATGTCTATGCGGAGCTGGGCACTTTCGGCACCGCGGCGATGTCACAACTGGCCGATTTCAATACAGTTACCCGATTTCAGCCGTACACAATCGGAGAGTACTATCTTGCTACGAGCGCCACCATGCAGGTCGATACGTTCTATCGATCGTTCTGGATGACGGCTCGGCAGATCGTTCAGCAATACGAGGGCAAGCGGGTTCCACAGTCCGTACACAACCTCGTAGACCGCAGCTCTACGGAGAAGGGTTTCCAGGTTCATCAGGTGATTGAGCCGAATGATGACCGCATGGATACCAAAGATCCGCAAGGGCGGCATTGGCGCAGCATCCACTGGATGGCGGAGAGTACGGCAGAGACCGACTTTCTGCAGACTGGATTTTTCCGCCAGTTCCCGGTTTTCGCCCCGCGGTGGGACGTACCGGGCACAGATGTCTACGGGTCGAGCCCAGGCATGAATGTCCTGGCTGATGTCAAAATGCTGCAGAAAATGCAGAAGAAGACGCTCATCGCCCTGGACAAGGTCATTGACCCGCCGCTGCGGGCACCGGGCAGCCTGAAGAACGAGATCATCAACACGATGCCCGGTGGCGTCACCTTCGACAATTCGGCGGCCACGCCGCAGGGCTTTGCCCCGCTGTATGAGATCCGTCCAGACTTTGGCTCTATGGAGAATAAGATCCAGGGCGTTCGTGCCGACATTGGCAAGCGGATGTTCAACGACCTATTCCTCATGTTGGCCAACATGGCGCCTAAGACGATGACCGCGACAGAGGTCGCTATTCGTAATGAGGAGAAGATGCTGATGCTTGGGCCAGTGCTGGAGCGCCTGGAGGGCGAGCTGCTGGACCCGCTGATTGAGCGGACATTCGATCTTATGGTCGATGTTGGGCTCATTCCTGAGGCGCCACAAGAGCTGCAAGGCCAGGAGCTTAAGGTTGAGTATATCTCGATTTTGGCCCAGGCACAGAAGCTTGTTGCGGTCGCCGGCATAGAAAATACCGTAAGATTTGGTGGTAGCCTGGCCGCGATAAAACCTGAAGTCGTTGACGTTTTTGACTTTGACGAGATGGTCTACATGTACGGAGACATCCAGGGTGCACCAGCAACACTATTTAATGACAAGAAAGAGGTGGAAGCTATCCGCGCTCAGCGGGCCAAGCAGGAGCAGGAAGCTGCTGCAATGGAACAGGCTACACAACTTGCCCAGGGGGCTCGGACGTTATCGGAAGCCGAGCTTAACGGGACCAGTGTACTCGACCAGATACTATAAATAACGCGAAGGAGATCGCACATTTATGCCAGTGACAACACAGCAGGAAAAGTTAGATGCCGAACTTAAACGCATGCGTGACCGGGAGCGAGAACTCTCAGATATCAGGCACGTTATGCAGAGTGCCACTGGACGTAGGTTCATTTGGCGGGTATTGTCAGAAGCAAGGATATTTGAACCGTGCTTTACAGGTAACAGTCATACCTTCTACAACGAGGGCAGGCGGGAACACGGTCTGATTTTCTTCAAGGACGTAATGGAAAGTTGTCCTGAGGAGTTCAGACTGGCACAAAACGAAAATTTCAAATCGGAGAATGAGTAATGGACCCGACAGAAGGAACAGCAGCGCCAGCCGCCACTCAAACTAACACTAATAGTGGCGATCCCGCACCAGCACCTTCTACGCCTCCAGCGGCAGACCCAGCCCCCGCGGCTGATCCTGCACCGGCGGCGGAGCCAACGTCTCTACTTGGTGCAACCGACTCTGCCCCGGCAGCAGAAGGCGCACCCAGTGAAAGCGATACTCCTGTAGGCGCACCTGAAACATACGCCTTCACCAATGAGAAAGGTGAAGCACTGACCGGATCGCTTGTCGATACGTTCGGACCGTTGTTTAAGGACGCGAATCTCACCCAGGAAGACGCAAGTAAACTGGTTGCCGCACATGAAGAGTACGCCAATAAGCAACTGGCAGCCGCTAAAGCTGACTCAGACGCTCAATTGGCGGAGTGGACGAAGGACATTACTTCAGACCCGAACCACAAAGAGATGCTCGGCCAGGCCAAAACAGTTGTCGATAAGTACGCTGATGATGGGTTGAAAGAGATGCTTGCAAGTCACTGGATGGGGAGCTACCCACCTCTGCTGCGGATGTTGGCGAAAGCCGGTGTCGCACTGGGTGAGGACTCAATTGTCCGTGGCGGGCTACCTAATACGAAACCTGAACAGACTCATGCGGAGATCCTCTACGGGGGCACTTCCTAAGAGTTAGGAGAATATAAATGGCTACTATTGGTAACACCAATCCAACGCTGCAAGATCTGGCACGCCGTTTGGACGTGAACAACAAGATCGATACCATCATCGAGTTGCTCTCAGCAAAGAATGAGATCCTCGAAGATATGACCTGGCAGGAAGGCAACTTGCCGACCGGACATAAGACGACTGTCCGCACGGGTTTGCCCGCCGTCACCTGGCGCCTGCTCAACTATGGTGTCGCTGAAAGTAAGTCTCAGACCAAACAGGTCACGGACACCTGCGGTATGCTCGAAGGCTTCAGCAAGGTTGATAAAGACCTCGCCCAGCTCAACGGCAATACTGCTGAGTTCCGTCTGTCTGAGTCCAAGGCATACATCGAAGCGCTGAGCCAAGAAATGGCGACCACGCTGTTCTATGGCGCGTCCACTGATCCTGAAAAGTTCATCGGCTTGACGCCACGCTACGATGTTGCCAGCGCTTCGGATACGTCCAGCGGCTACAACATGCTTGACGGTGGTGCCGCAGGGGCAGATAATACGTCTGTTTGGCTCATCGTCTGGAGCCCGGAAAGTGCCTTCGGCATTATCCCGCAGGGTTCGCAGGCAGGCATCCAGCATGAGGACTTAGGTCTTCAGGTTGTGGATGACTCCGCAGGCAACCCCTACATGGCGTACCGCGACCACTTTCAGTGGAAAGCGGGTTTCACGCTGCGTGACTGGCGCCAGTGCGTTCGTATCTGTAACATCGATGTTTCCAACTTGACGAAAGATGCAAGTTCGGGCCTCGATCTGATTGACAACATGATCATCGCTTCTGAGCTTGTCGAGAATCTCGGCATGGGTCGCGCGGTCTTCTATGTCAGTCGCCGGGTACGCACCTTCCTGCGTCTGCAGATCAAGAATACTTCGAACGTCAATTTGACTTTCGACACGGTTGAGGGTAAGCGCGTTCTTGCCTTTGACGGTATTCCGGTCCGCCGCGTTGACGCGATCACGGAAGCTGAAGCCTTGGCCACTGGCACTTTCGCCGGCCACGAAGTATAACCTAAGGGATAAGGAGTAAAACACTATGATCCTTGATAAAGCATTGCAGTTGAGTGACGCCCAAGCGGTTACCGTTACGGCGCCATCTACGAACGTGATCGATATGGGCGTCCTTGGTGACGCGATCGACCGCGAACTCTACCTGGTCATCCGAGTCAATACGACCTGTACCGCTGCGGGAGCAGCAACAGTTGTGTTTGACTTGGAGACGGATTCGGCAGTTGGTTTTGGCGCGTCACCGTCAGACCTCTGGGCGATTACCGCTGTTGCAAAGGCTACGTTGGTAGCGGGCTACGAAGTTGCCCGTTTGCGCATCCCCGCAGGCGCGGATCGCTACATCCGTCTGAACTACACAGTTGCCACTGGCCCGTTGACGGCTGGGGCATTTGACGCCCACCTCGTTATGCAGGCACCTGCAAACGACCTGTAAGCCAATCGGACTGAGTGGGGCCGAAAGGCCCCACTTTTTCTATTCACAAAAGGAAAACTTGTATGGCTGAATTACGTAATTTTAAGGCATTGAAGAACTGCACGACCCGTGCCCACGGCTACCATGCCCGCGGCAGTGTGCAAGTGTGTACTGCTGAGTCTCTCGGCATGTCCATTAAGCATTTCGTAGACCAGGGCAAATTTGTACCCGCACCGCCAGATCCTACGATCACCACTTTACCAGGGAAGCCTGTCTCTCCAGAGCGAATCGCCAAAGCGAAAGCCGCCCAGGAGAAACGAGACGCCCAAAAGAAAGGCGATGATGACGCCTTCGCCGCAGCTAAAGCTTCGGTCACCAGCACTGAAAGCTCTGCGGACGCCGAGGACGATACTGAAAGTCTCAAGACCGATAAGATCGTCACCCCTACGGAGAAGCCCGCTCAGAAAAAGAAGGGCGGGCGGAAGCGCGGTCCACGTAAGCCTAAACCTGAGGCCCCAGTCGAGACACCTAAGCCTCCAGATGCCGCAGGAGCGGATGAGTTTGAGTGAGTAGCCAGGTAACAATCTGCAATCAGTCGCTACTGCGCATTGGCTCCGACACGATAAATGATATCGATGAGGAGAGCGCAGAGGCGGAAGCCTGCAAAATGTTCTACGATGACGTTCGCAAGAGCGTCCTGCGCGCCCACCCCTGGAACTTCGCGACCAAGACGGTTGACCTGGGCCAGGATGAGACCGCGCTAACTGGCTGGACTTACGCATACACTCTGCCGGCGGATTGCTTACGAGCGGTGAAGATCGTCCCCGTCACCACCTCTGTCGATCCGCTGCAGTTTGAGATCAGGCAACGCACGCTCGTCACCGAGCAGGACGTACCCCTGACCTTACTCTACGTATTCGATCAAACGGACGAGGGCGCCTTCGATCATCGATTTGTCGAAGCGTTCTCCTATCGCCTGGCAGCAGATCTGGCCATGGCCCTTACCGGGAACATGCATATGCAACAGCAACAGTACAGCCTGTACCAGACCGTGTTGGCGGATGCCCGAGGCGTAGACGCCGGTGAGCGGCGCAGCACGAACGATGACATCGGGATGGATTTTATAAACGCGAGGGCGTAATGGCCAGAATTATGCAACCGGCCTTTACCGGCGGAGAACTCTCACCCTCACTCAATGCCCGCGTCGACATCAACAAGTACCACGTTGGTGCCAAAGAGCTTACGAACTTTTTCGTGCATGCTCATGGCGGCGCATCTAATCGACCCGGCACCCAGTACCTAGGTGATGCGCGGCGCGAGGGACGCCTGATCCCCTTCCAGTTTTCGGTGGAACAGGTCTACATTCTCGAGTTTACTGACACCACAATGCGCATCATACAGGACAACGGTTTGGTCGTCTATCCTGCGGGGCATCCTAGTGCAGGGCAGATAGTTGAGATCACGCACCCCTACGGCATCGCGGAGATTGGCGGACTGACTTATGCACAATCTGCCGACACGATGTTCTTTGCCAGCGACAAGCACCCCCCTACGTCCTTAACGCGGACCGACCACCATGAGTGGACGTTCACGACTATGACCTTCACACCCACGGTGGGCATACCTAAGCTGGGCATTAACAGCACCGAATACGCGGGGGCGGTGTTGACTGCGGCCACGTACGACTACGCTCGGTACCAGGTCTCCGCGATAGGATACTCGGGCGAAGAGTCCCTGCCAAGCGCGGAGACAGCCATGGTGCAGGTGGAGGAAGCCGCCGTTGTGGGAGTCTCCGCCGGCCTGGGCTACGAAGCGATCGTCGCCAATGGGTTGGGGGGTATGGCCGGCGCGGGAGTACATGAGTGGGTGCTCTCCGCCTTGGGCGGCAACACGTACTACCTAAAACTTCGAGGTGTAGGCGACCCCGAGATCTTAGAGCCTGATGCTTTTTTCCAAATGTCGAAGTTGGCGAAAGTATATACAGGCGTCCCCAACCCACCCTATATCTTCCCCGAGGAACTGACCAAGTCGCTTAGCCTGGCCGCAGCGCTTTCCGCTGGCGAGTGGGCGTACGGGGATGCGGATACTCTTGGCCACGATACGATCTACATACATGAGACAGCCAGCGGTAACCCCGACAACTTTGACATCGAGCGCATATTATTCCGTGAGAATGGCGTGGCGGAGTACGTGTTCTACCGCAACAAGCAGGGGTTCTCTGGGGCAATCGCCATCACGAAAGCCCCAGCAGTGCGCGACTATTTCACCAATGACGAAGACACCCAGGACAAGCCACAGCAGGCGCGGACGCCTTTCTCCTCTGTTGATAACTACCCTGGCTCAGTCGCGATCTACCAGCAGCGCCTGATCTTCGCGCGGACGAATAATAGACCCCAGACCGTATGGGCGACCCGCACGGGCAACCTGTCGAACCTCTCCGTATCTCAGCCACTCAAGGACGATGACGCCATCGAGGCGACCATTGCGTCCACGCGAGTTAACGAGATTAAGCATATGACGCCTATGCGTAACCTGATGGTTATGACCAGTGGCGCAGAGTGGGTTATGGGTAGCGGCAATAACACTGACGCGATGACGCCCACGACCGTACGCTTCGATATCCAGGGGTACCGGGGTGTGGGCAGCGTGCCCCCTATCGTGGTGGGCAACACCTTGCTGTTCGCCCAACGCTCGGGCAAGAAAGTCCTAGATATGTTCTATCAGCTTGAAACAGATGGGTTTACTGGCTCAGACCTGACAATCATGGCCAATCACATTTTCCGCGATATCACCATCAAGGAGTGGGCGTACCAGGAAGAGCCCGAGTCGATCCTCTGGGTGGTGGGTAGTGACGGCAACTTGTATGGGCTGACATACGTCCGCGACCACGAAGTCTTTGCCTGGCACAGACATGTGACTGACGGGGCCTTTGAGTCGATCGCCACGGTCCCCGGTGACGCGGAGGACGATGTGTACTTTATCGTGAAGCGCATCATCAACGGCATAGAGAAGCGCTTCCTTGAGAAACTGACGACCCGGCTGCCCAACCTCGATCTGAACAGTATGATCTTCATGGACTCTTCACTCTCCCGCAATAGCGGCGCAGTGACCAACCTCTCTGGGTTGGATCATCTTGAGGGGGAGACGGTTGCGGTCCTGGCAGACGGTAATGCTGTGGAGGGCCTGGTCGTAGTCGGCGGCAACATCACTCTGCCCACCGCGGCAACAAACATTCATGTGGGGCTCCCGTACACCAGCACCTTGGTCACCCTTGGTGTCGATCCTGGGCAGGAGCTACAGGGGAAAACCCGAACGATACCCCGCGTGGTTCTGCGTATGCAGGATACGCGTGGGGGATTCGTAGGGCCAACAGGCGGGAGGCAGGTCGAGATGAAACTGCGCCAGTCCGAGGATTACAACGAGGCGACAGGGTTATTCACCGGGGACATCGAGGTTGCGCTTAAAGGTAAGTGGGGCAAGGCCGGCAGCCTGACTGTCACAAACCCCGACCCCGTAGCTATCACAGTCCTGGGCCTCCTGCCGGATGTTCAGGTCGGTGAATGACGCACTATGTACGAGACGCCAAAGTCCGTGACATCGCAGAAGTCTTCTCGACTCCACGGGACTCTGACCTGGCCGACCGAGAACTCATCCCTGACGTTTTGGGCAATCTGTTACAGGCGGTACAGCTCGGTCCTATGGCCAAGACGGTCATCCGGCACGGCTCCCCGATCGCGATGTTTGGTGTCGCCCGCCTGGGCTCCCTGATGTCGAAACGAGGGTTCGCCTGGCTCATTGCGACTGATGAAATATTCGATATCCAGTTGGGGTTCTTGAAGCAAACGCGATCTTACGTTGCGGAAATGTTGCAACATTGCCCTGAACTGGTTACCTTAGTGAACAAAGATAACAGTACGAATATACGTTGGCTAGAGTGGTGCGGATTTACTGTGTACCCTGAGTACCCAAGTGGCCGCGATGGATTCTACCTGGCAATACTGGAGGCATAGTATGGCGACACCTTTACTTATAGCGGGATCATTATTTAGCGCGGCCAGTAGTGTCATGGGCGCCCGAGCGGCGAAGGAGCAGTCCGAATTTTCGGCGAAACAGAACGAGCAGAACGCCGAGATCGCAGAGGCGCGAGCCCTGCGCGCCGCGGAGATTACCGCAATTGAGCGGGGCCACTTGGCCAACCGGGCCGGCCAGGCGCGAGGCACGACCAATGTGTCCTTCGCCGGGGGTACCGTGCAGCTTGGTAGTGGCAGCCCACAAGACGCGCTGATGGATATCGCCGACACTGAGACTTTCGACAAGATGGCGCTGGAAAGCAACCTCGAATCTGAGCAGTTTGGGTTCGGCTTACAGCGTAGCCAGTTTCTAAACCAGGCCCAGCTTGACCGCAGTCGTGGCAGCAGCGCCCTGACCACGGGGTTCCTCGATGCTGGCAGCTCACTACTTGGTGGCGCCACACGGGTCAAGATGTTCAACGACAAAAAGCGGAGTTAAGCTATGCCAGAAGTACCTGTTACTGCGCCGAGCGTACCCCTGCAGAACCTGGCCGGCGGATTCATACAGAACGACAGCCGCGGAGCTTTCGGGGAGAACGTAGCCCAGGCGGGCGTTCGGCTCGGGGCGGCAGTTGGCGCTTTCGGCGGAGTCATGGCCGAAGAGGAACTCCGCATACAGGAAGAGCGGGACAACGCCGACACCCTGGATGCGTGGAACTCGTTTCAGTCGAATGTTCGCGAAGTCCGCCGAGGCATGCAGGACACCCGGCGTGGCGTGAATGCTCGCGGCGTGACGCGAGACTATGAGGCCTCGTACAAAGCTTTGGCGGGTGATATTGGCCAGGGGCTTACGCCGAACGCGCGCAAGTCCTTCGAGCAGCTCACAGGTCGATCGATCTCAGGTGAGATGGGCAGCATGCTGTCCTTTGAGGCGGGCGAGGGCGAGCGGCACCGTAAGGACGCATTCACCGCTGGCTTGGCCAATTCACATACCAGCATTGGTGAGGCCTGGCAGAACGCGCCCATGCAGGCGACAGCCGTGAACGTCATGCTGAAGATGATTGAGTCCAATGGGATACTCAACGGGGACGACCCTGACGATATTAAGCTCGATAAGCGCACGAACTTGACTGCCGCTGTGTCCCGCGGCGTAACTGTGGCTATTGGCGCAAAAAATACAGATGCCGCTGAAGCGAGCCTGGAGATGTTCGGTGCGCAGATGGACGGTGCGGTCGTTGATGACTTAGAGAAAAAGATCGCTGCGCACAAACTGATAAACCAGAAGATCGACTCTGCTGCGAACGAGGCGAACCTTATCGTTGCTTTTACGGGGAACAGGCAGTCTACTGAAGGCCAGCAAAAGGCCTGGGGTGCAGGACTGAAGTTGATTAACGCCCGAGCGGATAGAGAAGACCTGCCCGCCAGTGAGCGTGAGCGACAGATTCGGCTCTTTGTCTCTCGGGCGGCAACGTCCTCCGTGGCCGTATCACTTTCAGAGGAAGACACTACTTCGGCACAGCGCACACTGGACCAGTACTCCAGCGAGATGGAGCCCACCGTGGTGGCTAAGCTGCAGTCCGAGATCCGTAACTCCCAGAAAGTACAGAGTGTAGACGCCCTTTCAGAAAGCACGATGCCCCGCGCCGAGGTCAACAGCTACAATCAGGAGAACGATATCGAAGGGTTGAACGCCCGTTTACTGCAAGTCAAGAAAGACGTAGCGGAGTTGGATATCGACCCCGATGTGCGCTCTGACTTACTGGCTGACTTAAACCACCGGGTCACCCGTGCTCGGGGCGAGATTGTCTCCAGCCAGGCCGCAAGCTACTCCACGCTTGCAGGTGATCTGAGCGATCGGATCGCAGCAGGCATGAGCCGCGCAGAGTTCGATCGGTTCATCTCGCGCCAGGGCAGCAACATATCTGGCGAACAGCGCAGAACTCTGCGCCGCCAGTTCAACGCTGCGCAAACACCAATCGGTGCAGCGGGCGAACCCAAACCAATTAAAGAGAATCCATTTAACCTGCAGAAGTCTCTCCAGATCAAAATGGCTATCGATACGGGATTTAAGGACAATAAGCCCCTAACGCAGGGCCAGATCAACGAAAAGATTTACGCGGCAGGACCTGACGGCACCTCCATACCCTTAACGCAAGCTCAGATTTCGGACATTACTGAGTTCAAATCCAAGGGAGGAGTGTCCCTGCCGTTCGATATGTTCCTCGATGCCCTGAACGTGATTCGTATCGGAGATGGCGACGCCTCTACTGGGTTGGTTACGCGTGAGGATCTGCAAGATGACGCCGATCTCGTTCACGCATACGAATTTGCACGCAGACAGATCAACCCGCTCAACACCGCCACAGAGAATAATGTCCAGGCCGCGACGAAGAAAGCTGTGGCCGCCGTCCTGCTCCCTGATGTCCAGACTTTGACCGGCATGGGGGAGACCACGTTGTCGACAGCCTTACGCACCGGGAAGAAGTTCGTCCTGCCCGCAACGGAAGCGGACAAAACGCGCATCGCTAAACAGTGGCGAGCAGCGGGGCACGACACCAGCACGCTTACGGCACAGGACTACAACGTCATCAACACATGGCAGAAGCAGCCAAATAAATTCGTTGAGCCTGATCTCAGCCGCATGAACCGCGTGCCTGAGCCAGGATTCGTGCGCGACTCAAGGGCCCACCGGGACATTGATGAGCTTTACAACAGCCCCGACTTCTACCCCAGAACGCAGAATAGGACAGGCCCTTAATGCCCGACTTCAACGAACAACTCAGGTACCTCGATGCTGTCGCCAGGGAGACCGGCCCGCGTGTGGCCGCCAATACTATCGAGGAGTCTGTACGTTTAGGTTTACCCCCGAGCGTAATTACGTCCATCAAGACGAATGGGGCGGGGCCGGCGTTGTCCACATACATCAACACTAATCCTCGCCTGGTCAACTTCGCGCTGCGAAACCCCTTAATGGCGTCTGTGGGGCAGGATGACTGGCCCAAGCTGGCGCACATGGACGACACCAGTACGCTCAGCTCCCTGCGCGAGTCGCACAAACAGGCTACGTTGCTCGGCGCTTTTCAGCAAGGCCTCGATACTGTCGAAATGGCCAACCTGGCTCAGCAAAAGTTCGGCATAATCTCTGGCTCAGAGCAGCTCATTGGCGACACTGAGTTCACGGAGAAAGACGAGGCCAGGCTACAGGAGCTGCAGCAGCGGCAGCGCGACATCGAGGCCTCTGGCATACTGAGCCTGATCCTCAAAGAGACGGTGCAGACCACACCCATCCTATTTGATGTAGGCGTCCAGGCTATCGCAGGGGCGGCTGCCGGCGCAGCGGCTGGGTCTGTAACTGGACCAGGAGCAATAGCGGGCGCGGCGTATGGTGCTGCAGTCGGCGGGGCTAAGGGTGCAGCGGAGCTGGAATCCGCCCTGGCCATGCTTGAGTTCGCAGAAGAGTTTAAGTTCGACCTGAAGGCGGACGGCGACTTGGCCTTTAAGCCTGATGGCACGATCACCAACGCCGAGGCCGCACTGACTATTGCGCTGATCGTGGGCGCAGCGAACGGGGGCCTGGAAGTCATTGGTGGCGGCGCAATACTGAAAGCCGCACCAGGGGTCCGGCACCTCGTCAGCAGCCAGCTACGCAAGCGGATCATCAAAGCGGCGAAAGAGAAGGGGTTCATTCAGGCCGCGAACTCCACGGGTGCGGCACTGACTATTGGCCGTGCTGCGGCAAATACCGGGGGCGCACTGCTGGGTGAGGGGACTACTGAGGCGACTCAGGAACTCAACACCGTTATCGGCAAGTGGTTCGCTGAGCATCATCCAAACGAATCGCTGTTCACCCGACTGGAGGACGAGAGCGGACGCATCATCAAGGCCGGTAAAGCGGGCGCTGCGGCAGGGTTCGGCATGTCCGTGGGCTTCAATACGATGAGCGCGGTGAGCGCGAGCAAAGACGCTTTCAACTCAGCGGAGCTTACGCGCAGCGGTATGGATGGTCTGGCTGCCGCGATCGATGACCTGGCCGAGACCGAACTTGACGCCTCACCGGCAGTCAAACAGGTCTTCTTGCAGGAGATCGGCGCAGACGAGACGATGTTCATTCACCCGGCGGACGTATTGCGTTTGGCCGACCTGGACCCTGTAGTGGCCGGAAAGCTGGGCATCAACAAACGCACGCTCAGCATGTCGGCTGACCTGGGCGTCCCCATCTCCCTGGCCATAGATAAGCTTGGCTCCCAACTTAACGCAGAGGAGTTCGCCACGCTGCGGCCCATGCTGCGGATGACGCGAGACGCCATCAATGAGGAAGAGCGCGAGGCCGGGCTACTGGACGCAGAGATCCAGCGGCGCTTTGACACCGTGCAGGAAAATCAGGCGAACTCCAAGGAGATTGCCAAAGCGATCAATGCCCGTGCGGTAGAGGTCGGTCGGATCACGGGCGACAAGCAGCAGCAGGAGAACTACAAGACCCTGCTCACCGCCTGGACGACCCGCATGGGCGTCCTGGGCGCGGATGCCCTCACCCTGGCACAGAACATAAAGATGATCAGCTCCAGCACCCAGGCTGAGTTTGTCGAGATGACCGATCGGATGCAGGAGCGTATCAACCAGGTCACCTCCGGTAAGCTGGGCGAACAGATCCGCGAGGAGGGCGCAGCGCTTAAGAGCAGGCCAGAGTCACTCAACGAGACCGAGAAGACCGCTACGCCCACGGCGATCACCAACGATTTAGGTAGCCTCACCGACCAAGGCAAGTTGCCGCCGGCGCGCGGCGCGGCCACGCGATTGAGTGATGGCTCAATATACATTGGCCTTTTTGAGCAACGCAAGGACGACACCCTCTGGCATGAGCTAGGCCATGTGTTCGGCTTGGAAATGCAGGCGTTCGTAAACTCGGGCCTCGCACCTGACTCGGTAAAGGCCGACCTCAAGACAGTTAAAGAGTTCATTGGCATAGATGAGTTGGCGGACCTACTTGACGTTGATAACAAGGATATCGTCCGCCCGCAAGAGAAGTTCGCCAATGCTTTTGTTGATTACCTGGCTACAGGCAAAGCGCCGACATCCAAACTCAAAGAGGCTTTTGCCCGGTTCAAGACCTGGCTCGGCGAAATCTACTTAAGCCATATGCGTCAGGTGACCGCAGGCAGTCAAGACGTTGCGCACTTTAACGGTGAGATCGAAGCGGTGATGGAACGCCTGTTTGCCTCAGAGGTGAAAGTCTCTGAGTCTAAACTACTTGAAGCTCCTCTGCAGTCGAGCGAGGCGCGCGCTGCGCTACTGGAAGCGGGGATCGCCCCGAAAGCTATGTCCGGCTGGGTCGCGACCATGAAGTCTGTGCGCAATCAGATCCGTGCCAAGTTTCAGGAAGAGCAGGCCGAGATCGCACAAGACCATCAGGCTGAGCGGGTTAAGGTCGCAGGTGCTGCGATCGATGAGAACGTCATCTTCCAGACCATTAAAAGCCTGGTCGGTAAACCCATTACGGTCGAGTCCGCAAGCAATTACGCCACCTCTGAGCAGGTCCGTGATCTGCAGCGCAGGGGTCTGGTGAGCGCTGTCGAGGTAGAGACCGTCCCGCCTACACAGGGCTTTACGCCTTCTGAGGCGCTGCATACGTTGCAGGAGGACATGTCGAATATCCCTAAGGACCAGAAGGTTACGATACCAAAAGAGCCCCCATCTGTCTCGATAACCGAGAACCGGAAGAAGGGCAGCACTCGGTCCACATCCGTGCAGGCCGTACCCCTTACACCGAGCAACCTGGCACCGACAATGAAGGCGCGCCTCGCCACCATAAAAGACTTGATGCGCCGCCTGGGCGCAAGACCCGCTGCGGCTAAGCGCATTCTGGGTGCGGCGAAGGTGAGGGCTGACCGCGAGCAGGGATCTCATGCGAACATCAAATCGGTACAGCGCGTCCTTCGCACTATTGAGAAAGAGCTGACAGAAGCTGTGGCACTGCAGAAGTCGCAGGAGAGTGCCGCCCTGGGCCGAGCCCTTAGCGCGGCGACCTCAACTATAGCCACGCCCGCAGAGGGCGTAGAAGCGCGCGCACCGGGCTTCCTCACCACTGACCTGCAGATCCTGGCCACTGACTTGGAGATGAACCCACGCACCCTCATCAACCAGATCTGGGCTATGGCCAATTACCGTGGCCCCCGCTCGGGCAACCTGCGGACAGAGGGGCAAGTGGCCAATCTCCGCGAAGCGCTGATCGAGGACTACCTGCAGAAGAAGGTGCTTGAGGATATTGACGAAGCGGACATTGACGCTTTTGTCGCATCGACAGAAGAGTATGCCCAGGCCTTGGACGATCTGAGCGCACTGATGATTGACCTGGCCGGCAAGAAGTCAGCACACTTGCGCCGGCAGCGGCGCCAGACAGCGGAGATCGCATTCGCCACGCTCGACCATACCGGGGCTCGGCAGACCTCACGTTTCGTGAACAACGCCGCTAAGCTGTTCCGTGACATGACGGTCGCTTTGCTGGAAGAGTCAGCGCCGGGGAAGGCCTTTGACCTATTGCAGCAGGCAGAGATCCAGGTGCGACTGGCCAAGATGAGCCGGACGTACACCCGCTTCTCCGACCGTGGCGTCAAGCAGGCGGGCAAGAAGACCAAGAAGGTTAAGTCGATCGCCTCCAGGCAGCGCAACGCCATCAAGACGATCGTGCATGACTACAGTCTACTGCCCGGCATGAAGTTCGACCCTGAGACCGAGACGCAGAACGCGGGCGATCTACTGGACAGCACGGACAACCTGGACAATATCCGGACCCGCCACAACGAGCGGTTCATGGTCCCGCAGGCCGAGGTGACAGACTACAAAGACCTGACGGTTGAAGAGTTTACAGACATGATGGCGGTGCTGGATGTCCTGGCTTTCCGCGGGGCCAATGAGGTGAAGCTCATCTTGGAGGGCAAGGAGATTGACCGGCAAGGCCTCGTCAACGACATGCTTGAGCAGTCCGGCAGCCTTAAGGGGCGCCCCGATAACAAAGAGGGTGGCCTGCTGAACCGGGCGGACGAACTTATGGACCAGTACCGGGGCGGGCTCAGCACCCTGACCACGACCATGCAGGACATGGACGGTAACACTCGTATCCATGGTGGGGCGAAGGGGCTCTGGGAGCGCACGATCATCGACCCCATTCGCCGCGCAATGTCGCGGTACCAGCGTGACGGCACACGCATTAAGAACGAGTACGCGAAGCTGCATGAGGTGCATTACGCCGAGGCCAAGCTGTACCCGAACCAGATTCTGAAGTCAGCGGATGGGTTGCGTGACCTCGCGATCCCGCCGGTGTTCGCCCGTACTGCGGGCGTTCATTGGCAGTGGACATACGAGCGCATCCTTGAGCTGGCCAGACACCGGGGTACTGACTACAACTATTCGACCGCACTCAAAGGCTACGAGTTGAACGATCAGCAGTACAACGACATCGTCAGCAACATCTCTCCCGCCAGTTGGGACGCGATTCAGGGTACATGGGATCTCTTGTCGCAGGACTTTGATGAGGTCAACCAGGTGCATCTGCGCAGGGAGGGGTTCTTGCAGGAGCGCGTGGTGGCCGCGGAGTTCACCATTGACCTGGCTGACGGTACGACCAAAACTCTCACCGGGGGCTACTACCCCCTGAACTTCGATAGCCAGGCGATCGCTGATATAGCCCAGGCTGTCGCGGAGAACTTTGACGCACTGTCAACTAAGGCGGCTATGTTTGGGGCCCCCATCAACACGAAGTCCGGCTTCTTAGAGCGCCGGCAGGCGGAAGCGACATCGCTGCCAATCCTGCTGAATGGTTCTGTACTGGCCAGGCACATCGCCGATAAGTACCGGTACCTACACCTGGGTGAAGTCACAGAGCATGCCTGGTCCGTACTCCGCGATAAGCGCGTTGAGTCGGAGATAAAGAGGGTCTTAGGTAACGAGCATTGGGCGAACGTGCGTAAGAACCTGGCGCACATTGCTCGGCCCGACTCGGGAGGCCTGGTAGGTGTAGAGAGGCACATCGACTGGATGGCGCGAGCCACAACTCTGGCTATCCTCGGAGCCAATGTCTCCGTGTCCCTCAAGCAGTGGTTCTCTACTCCTGGCGGCATAAATGAGATTGGCATGGGCGCATACATTGATGGTGCGCGCACGGTGTATGGCCGAGACTTCATCAAAATGCGGGACACCATGTATGCCTTCAGCCCATTTATGCGCGACCGCGCCACATCTTTTGACCGAGACCTACCTCGCATGGCCAGCTCCTTACGGCGCATTGGCACTACGAAAGTCGGACGGGTGGCGAATGAGATTACGCCGCACCTCTTTGTACTCATTCGTATGCTGGACCAGGCCACGGTGATGCCGCTGTGGTTCGGTGCATACAATAAGCAGCTCACTGCTGGGAAGACTCAGGAAGAGGCTATCGCTTTTGCCGATGAGGCTATCGAGATAAGCCAGCCCACTAACAGGCCCATGGACACCTCAGTGCTACAGCGCAGCAAGGGCTGGTTCCGCCTGTTCTCCCTATTCTCCACATTCACTTTGAAGTTTGGCCATAGACAGCGGGCGACCTATCGCCGGTATGTGAACGACCCCGAGTTCGGTTTGGGGCAGGCGTCTACCGCGTATATGCTGGAGGGCATCCTGCCGGCACTGGCCATGCACGCGCTTTTCAGCAACATGATCTGGGGCGAAGAGTTCGATGACGAAGACCTGGTGGACGCTGGGGTCGAAGTACTTACGTACCAGTTCATAGGTATGCCTGTTGTCCGTGACCTCGTTGGGGGTGTGGAGGGCAAGGTGCGCAACCAACCCTGGAAGGGCACGATCGGTACGCCCTTATCCGCTGGGCCCGAGTTAGTTGCAAATGCCATTGCCACTCCGATACAGTGGGCTATGGAGTTGGATGATGACGAAAAGGCCGAGAAAACGCTGTGGTCGATTGCGAATGTAGTCGCGTTCGCGTATGGTATCCCGGCACCAAAGGTGTTAAGTAAACTGAAAGAGGGCTTTGTGCAGTTCGGCGAAGAGGAAGAGTTCCGCGTAGGATCGCTCGTACAGATCCTGGCCCCCAGCCCCACAAAGAAAGGTGAGCGTAAATGATATCCACAGAGACTGCCAAGAACGGACCTTACGTCACTGACGGGGGCACAACCATTTTCAATTATACGTTTCGCGTAGACGCCGCGGACGAGTTGGAGGTCATCCAAACTGACGACACCTCCTTGGCCGAGGTCGTCCTCACCCTGACCACTGACTATTCGGTGACTGGCGTAGGGGTTGAGGCTGGCGGCACGATCGTCACTACAGCTATCTGGGCCAGCGGGTCCACCCTGACTATCCGCCGCGCGGCACCCTTCACCCAAGAGACGGACATCGCCAACCAGTCCACCTACTACCCTGATGTCCTTGAGGCCGCACTGGATAAGAACGTCCAGAAGATGCAGCAGCTCAAGGAGGTGACCGACCGTGCCCTGGTCGGCAATGCGACTGACACCGCGATCGATGCCGGCACAAAGCGTTTGATCAATGTGGTCGACCCAGTGAATGGGCAGGACGCAGTGACCAAGGCTTGGGCGGCAGCCAACCTGGCAGTCGATGACACGGTCGTCGGCGCCAGTAAGAGCAGCCAGACTGCAACGGTGGGGCAAACGATCTTCACGGTGCCCGCTTACGTGCCGGGGTCCAACACGCTGGTGGTCGTCATCAACGGCGTCTGGCAGATGGCGGGGGCCTTTGTCGAAACGAGTACAACCCTCGTCACAATGTGTGAAGGCTTGGAGGAGGGGGACGACATTGAGTTCCGTCTACTGTCCCTGGCCGCGCAGATACGCAAGGTGCTCTTCATCGTAGACGAGAAGGCGCAAGGTACGGACGGGGGCACCTTCACCGCGTTGGGTTGGCGTACACGGGACTTGACGACCGTCCAAGCCAACGACATAACTGGGGCCAGCCTGGCAACTAACGCCATCACCCTGCCCGTGGGCACGTATCTCATCGAGGCCAGTGCCCCAGCCTACGAAGTCGTGGAGCATCAGTGCCGCCTCTACGCCACCAGTGGGGACAGCATCGAGATCTACGGGACCTCAGAGTTTGCTGACGCCACGGGCGCGAAGACCAACCGCTCGTTTCTCCCTAAGTCAAAACTCATACTCACGCAGACCACCGTCTTGGAGCTGCAGCACCACTGTAGTATAACCAAGTCGACCACGGGGTTTGGGCCCGCTCGCAATTCAGCCGGGCACCCCGAGATTTATTCGTACATCAACATCGAGCAAATAGGATAATTTTATGGCATCACTTACCCGAGTTCCTTCTAGCCTACTGATCTCCTCTGGTGGCGACATGTCTATGGCCGCTTTTGGTGAATTGCGTACCACAAGTCTTGAGCCCCAAGCTCAGTTGAAGTTCGTGCATGACCTCACCGCGCACGATGAGGTCATGGATATCCATGCTGTGGCAACAGGCGCAGCTTCGACTACGAACGCAAAGCTCCACTTGATAACCGGAGCCACAGCTCAGTCAAGTCTCCGCATGGAGTCCGTTCGCCGCGCGGTCTATCACCCTGGCCAAGGGATTGAAGCTAAGTTTACTGCCCTTTTCGATGCCTCAACGGCGGAGCTTAACCAGGCTATAGGCGTTGGTACGGTGGAGAACTTCGCGGCCTTTGGGTCGCGGGGGGCCTACGGTGACGGTAGCGTGTTGGGTATCATCCACCGGTCCAGGGGCTCCGTGGACCTACACACCCTGACTATAACTGTCGGGACTACGGGTGCAGGGGACGTGACCATAACTCTAAATGGCGTGGCACATACTGTTGCCGTCACGATTGGCACACCTACCCAGAGCGCTAATGAGATCGCGGCGGGCACGTACAACGATTGGTACACCTACGCCATTGGCGCAACGGTGATCTTTGTGGCTAAAGACGTGGAAGTGCGCAACGGTGCGTACAGCCTAGTCCTGGCTACGGCGACAGGTACTGTTGGGGGTTTCGTGCAAGATCGTGCAGGGGATAACGCCATCTTCACTACTGACGAAGGCAACAAGACCTGGAACGTGGACACTATGGACGGGGCGGGCCCCTCTGGCGTGACCATCGACCCTGAACGACTGTACGTGTACGCCATCACGTTTGGGTACTTGGGCGCCGCACCCCTGCGGTTCTTCATCCTGACGGAAAAGGGGTTCACTCTGGTCCACAGGATTAAGTGGTCTACAGCGAGCCCCAACACTCAGATCCTACCCACGTTTACGGACGCCTCGTTTCCTTTGTTCGCCAGTATCGAGAACAACGCGGACGCCGTGAGCTACGCCTTGGAGTCAGCATCCATGGCGGTAAGTATCCAGGGTGGCACTAACCACACCATCGAAGTTACGAACGGGCACCAGGTGAGTGTTGCGATTGTGACATCTACGCAAGTGGCCATCTTCTCGCTGCGGGTAAAGCGTGCGTTTAAGACCGCATTGCAGTCGGGGATTATACGTCTACTACATTTGGGCGGAGCGGTTACGGGCAATAACGAAGTGAAGGTGCAGGTATTACGCAACGCCACTATCGCGGGCGTACCCGCCTGGACTGAGCTAAGTGCAAACTCCATCGTTGACTTTGCGGACGGGGCACTGACACAGACCACAACCGGGGGCACCATACTCGCCACGTTCACCGTGAGTAAGTGGGGCAACGTCTCCGAGAATCTCATAGAGATTTTGTCGGATATATCACCCGGTGAAGTCATCACCTTCGCGGCTGCTACAGCCAGTGGTAATTCCGATGTCACCCTCGGTTGCTCCTGGGGCGAGCAGCCCTAAGATCTCTGGCGCCGTGAGGGCAGGGAAGTCCTCCTCATGGCGCGCGAGTTCTACGAGAAATTCAGCGATCAATTGTTCCACTACTCCCACGGGGCATCACCTCCCGTGGTCACCGGGCCGTATCCTGCGGGCAACTGCATAACGCTTGTCCCACCGAGTGAGACATACGCTGCACCCTGCATAAGTAGCATCACGGTCGAGTCATGCTCGGCGGAATGTACTGCACAGATGGCGTCCGCGATATGCTCAAAGCACCCCTCGTAGCCAGAGTTATTGCTGGACTTGGCGTACTGCTCTGCCACCTCGGGGTGCTGTTGCGCGACGAAGGCTTGCATCGCATTCTTGCTAGCGTTCGCGCTACCGCAGCACGCCTTCTTAGACTGCGTGGGTATGATCGAGATCAGGGGTAGCTTCGTTCCCCAGGCCAAGGCCACGGTAGCGGTCAAACCTATTGCCATACCTCGGGCGCCAGCGGCACTCTTCGACCCACCGCTCGGCATCTCAGCCACGATAGCTTTGGGCTGATAGGTGCCAACAACACTGGCCAGACCATCGAGTATCTCCCGCACCCGTCGAGTGAGGTCGTCACACTTGTAGATCTTAACCTTCTTCGCACTACCCTCAGTCTTGATGATGCCCGTCTCATGTACATGCCAGCCGTCATAGTAGGACATGATTGCCCAGCCAGTGTTGACCAGGCCTACGTCAATTCCCAGTATCATCATCGTCTTTGCTCCATTCTATTAAAAAGTGTGTTGTAGATTCGGAACCCTCTTCAGCCATATCCCAACCGATCCAATGCGCGTCCATCATTGTCTCGCGATAGACCCGTCCAGTGGGTTGATCACGCAGCGCGGCGATCTCCTCATCAGAGAGGTGGCGTGTCCACATAGCCATCGAGAAGTCATCACCATCGAAGTCGTAACTCGCGTCATCCGCCACACTCAAGTACTGGTTGTCATCAGGCTTGACGATAAACAGTCCCGCAATAAATGCGACGATACGTTTGATGAAGATTAGCCTGGTCATCATCGATTCCCACTCCTCATTGTCTCGGCGTAACCGCAGATGCACACTGCGCGCATCGATCTGTGGTCTAGAATCATCCCCTGATGTTGGCATGGCCCCGCCATATTACTCAGCCTCAACATGAAGTCGGTGTTCGGGTGATCGCCGTAGCGCTGTAGCCTGTCGTGTATCCACCTCAAAAATTTCTGGTCATTCATTTTCTGTACCTCTTACCTATCCAACCATCCGCTTCGACAGGCAACCCGTCCGCCCAGTCGCGAGAATCGCACATTACATCTATGAGTTGCTGCAGGTTCGCCGTGCGGATCGCCTCTTCTAGCACGATCTCATCATGTACGGAGAGGACCATCGACAAGCCCTCCACCTCACAGCGCAGCTTAGCCTCGCTGAGCAGGTCCCGCGCGACAGCCTGGACGATGTTCTCTGTGAGCTTACCCCCGTAGGTAGAGAGCTGGCACCACTTGCCCTTGTCGTCCTTACCAAAGTAGGTCGCACAGTCTCGCTTCGCCCCACCCCACACTGGCACGCGCTGCTCAATCCTGGCCTTGGGATACCACAGCCACCGACCGGAGGGTAGCTTGATCTGCAGGTACCCGCGTTTGGTCTTGCGGAACTGAATGCCCCGGTACTTGAACACCTTGCCCTGTTGGCGAATGGCGTTCATAAAGCACTCACCAATGTTGTACCAGTACGCACGTATCTGCGGGCGACCCTCCCGCCAATCATCAACGATCTTCTGCGCATCCTCTGGCTCGAAGCTCATGCCGTAGTCCTTGGCGAAACGCAGGTAGGCGTTCTTGCCTCCCTGGTAGCCACAGGCAAGCTCCGCGACCTTACCTATCTGGCGTTGGTTGGGCGTGACCTCGTCATAGCTACAGCCAAAGATGGTGAGTGCGGCCACGATGTACGGATCGAGCCCCTTCTTATAGGAGTCCACGACCCAATCCTCTCCCGCCAGCCAGGCCAGGACCCGCCCCTCGATGGAGCTATAGTCTGCACACACCAGGGTCTTACCTGGCGCCGCAATTAGTAGTGGGCGGATGAGCGCAGAGACGACAGCCATGGGGTCATCGTACACCACGCGCAGGAAGTCTACACCGCCGAGGGCATAGGCCTCCAGCACGCCTTCCAGGGCAGTGTGCTTTACGGCCAGTGATCGCGAGGGTAGGTTGTGCAACTGCACGCCCGACCCAGACCAGCGACCCGTGTGCGCCCCGTGGTAGAGCAGCGTACCGCGCACCCGGTCATCTGAGCAGACACGCTGGGAGATTGCAGTCAACTTAGATGTTGATGATTTTGCAATCTGCAGGCGCAGCTCAATGGCGCGGCGCACCTCATCAGGTAAGGGCTTACTCATAGTCTCTCCTCCCCGTGATCGCGACCCGGCCAGGGGAACGCACCTGCTTATCAATATTGCCCACCTGCTTGGCGGTGTGGAATGTGTAAATCTCTTCACGCATGATAGCGTAGTGGGCGCACAGCTCCTCGCTGCTCATCGCACGTAACTTAGCCTTGTAGCTCAGCTCTTCTGATAGCGTCATCTTTTAGTAGCTCCTGTTCCAATGTTTCTTTTTGTATGTTGGGGATCTCATGGTCGGCATGTTCGTTCAGCCAGGCCAGCAACTTGGTCGTCTGCGTGCCGCGAACGCCTGTGAGCTCCTGGCACTCCTGCTGCAGCACTTCCTTGTAGTTTATGACCATCGTCTCCATGGTCAGGCAGCTCGCCAGGTCAGCCTGCACACCACGTTGGTTCATGCGTGCCGTGGCCAACCACACCGCCTGCTCGTCTGGGGAGAGGCAAGGCATCGCGTCACTGATCCACTCCTCGGCCTCGATGTCCGTAAGGCAATACTCTGCCAGGCGGATAATATCCTCAGGTTCTTCCCACCAGTAGGGGTTCGCGACCTCATCTCTGTCTGGCTCAGCTTCACGCTCAGCCTTGCGCGAGGCGCGCGGCTTACACATCTTAAGCATGAGCTTGTGCCCACCCATGTCCTTGTCGATGGGGCTACCCAGGCACTTGGCTACGTCCTTGAGACTACGGGGTAGACCCATGGCTGCCGCCATTGCCGCACTGCAGCGGAACTGCTCCAGCGGTAGTGGCGGGGCGCCGTAGCGCGTGAGACATTCATTCCAGATCGCATACTCGAACTCTGCGTTGTGCGCCTCTACAATGGCGGACTTGCGGATGAGGTGTACGATCTTCTGGAAACCGATGAGGGGTAGGTCCGCCTCAAAGATGTTGAACTTATCGTTGATCCAGATGACGGGGTCGTCCTGATCCTTGCGTGCTGCCAGGCAGAGTACCTCGGTCGTGGGGTCCGCTGCGTAACGGTGCGCCCCCACCTTGCGTAGGTCTATCTGACTGCGCGTCTCAAAATCAATTGTTACTTTACCGCTTGGCATCAGTCGGCCCCCTCTGACTCTCAATGGCACCCTCGATGGTGTCGGGCGACCCGAACTTATGTATAACTTTTTGCATGTGCTGCTCCAAATAAAAAAGGCGCGGGACATTTGAATGTCCCGCGCCATGTGTTAGGTCAGGTGTCAAACATTTCGTCTGAGCCGTCTGAGCCGCCTGCCTCGTCTCCCCCTTCGTAGTCGCCGGGATTATCGCCCGCCGACTCTACGGTGCCGAACACCGCCTTAGCTGCACTGGCAGAGTGGTTCTTACCGAATGGCTCACCCTGTCGTGCAATCTGTACAGACTCCAAGCCGAACGCCACGCCCTTCTTGCCTTGGTACTCGTAGGCGTAGGCATTGATGTAAGCCTTGGCATACTGTCCGCCGTAGACCTTCTTAGCTTCGAGGATCTCCTGCCCCTGGTCATCGACAACTGCAGGCTGGTAGGTCGTCACTGCGCGAGCCCAGACCTGGTCGTCTTCGTAGTACTCCTTCTCTTCGCCGGAGCGAAACGGATTGCGAATGTCTTTGGGGAGCTTCTTGCCGAACTTCGCAACCAGCGCTTCCTTGGCAATGCGCTTGAGTTCAGAGATGTCCGTCCCTGCGTCAAACAACATGACCAGGCCATACTTCTGGTTCTTGTTCAGTTCAAACAGGTCGGGGAAGCTCAAGCGAAACTCGGGAGTTACGATGTAGCCAGCGTTGTCGTCATTTACTTCGTCATTTACTTCGTCTGCCATGGTACTAATTTCCTTGTGTGAATACGGACGCTGCGTTGGGCAGTGCCTTGCGTTTGTCGTCTGCGGACACCAGGCTGATGCCCCGCGTGATTTCGATCAGGTCTACAAGTATTGCTGGGTCGATCTTCTCCTTCTTTAAGAGTGCCTCCATTTTAGCTGGCGATTTCAACTTTGGATCAGTCCAAAGCTGGGACTTCTTTATCTTACGGTTCAAGCGTTTGATGACTGCGGCATCACTGTTCCACTTGCGCGAGGCCTTACCCCTGACCAACTTGCGGCCAGGTATCTTGGCGCCTGCACGCATGCGATCAATGGCATACTCCTTACATGCATCCATCCAGGGTTTCAGCATCGCCTGGAAGTCCAGAACGTCTGCGATCTCCCGCTCCGACAATTGCGCTGGGCTCGGCAGAGATACCTGGCCAGCGGTGATGTCGACATCGAAGGCCTGCCGGGCTACGCTCAGCGCCTTGCTTTTAAGGGCAGGGCAGATGGGCTTGGCGCGACAGAACTTGCACCACGACCCTGCGCAGAACGGCGCGTCAGGTTTAGTCGTGGCCTCCGCTGCGGGCTTCAACACTTCCAGCCCCCAAGTCATCAGGTCATCTGCGGGCAGCGACCATGTCTTGATGGGGTCAGCGTTAAACACTCGCGGCTGTACGATGACGAGTACGACCTCTTCATACATCGCCTGGTTGCCCTCACCCAATGCGCCCAACCCATAGTACATTGCCTGCGAATTGTCCTTCGCTTCTACGTTTACTCCCGACCCATTTTTGTAGTCGATGACGTATAGCTTGTTGAACATTTCGCGGACAACTGCGTCTGCAGTACCGAACATGCCAGGCATGATCCAATTAAGGTCAAAGCGATGCTCCACACTCAGTGGCTCGGGGTCCGCCATGCCCCCGTAGATACTGCGCACAAAATCAATGAAGATCTGTGCGGCAACTGCATCGTCTGGCTCAATGGTGATGCCGTTGGTCATCGTTGCCCCGACCAGCACATCCGCGTCATGCTTTTTGATCAGCGAAATCTCGCAGACCTCATGAACTGCAATACCATGTGCCGCGTAAGGGCTCGTCTTATCGGGCATACCCTTACACAGGTTCGGGCTGCTGGGACAGTTCATCCAGCGATGAGATCCAGAGGGGCCAATGTTACTGTGAGACATTCCGCTGCTCCTCAAATTTAGCGATGACGAGCGGGTAGTCCTCAGGCTTCAGATCTTTAAGCTTGGTGACACCAAAGGAGCGGATGATCTTGTGGTGAACGTCAACCCCCTGCTCTCGGGCGAACTCAATGCATAGTAGACGAAAGGCCTCCAGCGTCAGCGCCTTGTCTTCTACCGGCGTCTCCGTACGCACCTTCTCCTGCACCTGTACCTCTGGCACGCAGACCAGGCAGGCCTCGCCACTCTCGGGCATCGTCTTAGTGCCAGCGCAGACGGGGCAGCATTCAGTGGCGTTGCGTAGGGCTGTCTGCTTCTCAACCTGCACCTGGCGGATGCGGGCAAGCTGTGCCCCTGTCGCACGGACAGCACGCTCTTTAGGTAGGAAGGGTGAGCGGTCCGGCGCCATGAGGTAGTAAGAGCCCATCGACTCCTGCATGTTCAGGTCCCTGGCCAGGACATCGAGGTCCGCTGTGCGCATGCGGCGGGCCTGGTCTGGGTTCACCCCACGGAGGGTCACTTCATGGAACAACCAGTCACGGTAGTCCCCACAATTTGCGGCCAAGGCGACCATCGCCTCCGCCATGCGTTCATTGGATGCGCAAAGACGCTCCAACATTTCGTTCATTTCACCATCCATACTGGCTGCTCCTGTGCTGCCCCGATTAACTCAGAGTACCAATCAAACTCTGCGCCATCATCAAGGCAATTGTCTATGTTGTTTTGTTTCTTCACGATTGATTTTAGCATACGAGAATCAATAGAGTCACGGCGCACCAAGTGCTGCACGGTTACCGGATTTATTTGGCCTATGCGATGGCAGCGATCTTCTGCCTGCGTAAGGTTACCCGGCACCCAGTCCAACTCTACGAAAATTACGTGGCATGCGCTGGCCAGGGTGAGTCCCGTACCTGCTGCAGTTATCTGGCCAATGAATACGCGGCACCCGTTCTCCCCGCTCTCAAATTTGTCTACCTGGGCGTGTCGCTTGGTCGTACTCCCGTCTATCTGTGCGGGATTGTATTTCTGCAGCGCATCGCTGAGCCCATCAAGTATGTCACGATGGTAGGCAAAGATGACGACCTTGTCGACACTCTCCAGCACCAGGTGGATGTGCTTAAGGGCCAAGGGCATCTTCGCCTGGGCGGACATGTGTCTGAGGTGGGACAAGCGCTCGAAGGTCGCCCACTCGTCTTGAAACGGGTCTTCGCGCAGCTCCGCGTAGAATGACTGGGAGTCGCGGTCGACATTACGGTAGGTGTCTGTCAGCTCGATGACCTCACGCCGCTTGGGCGGTAGGCTGGGTAGGACCTGGGCCTTGGTGCGCCGCAGCATGTGCCGCGAGCGTAAGTGGAACTGCAGCTCAGCCTTGTTGGTCGCGCCGGGGTAGTGCCACTGCTGCTGGTAGTATGCCCCACAGTAGCGCATGCCGTACGAGACGCGGTCACCCCAGAACTCATAGTCAATACGGTTGACGATGTTGTGCAGTTCGATGGGGCGATTGAGAATGGGTGTGCCCGTGACGTAGACGCGGCGGGGCACATCCAAGGGCATGAAGCATTTGCTGGCCAGGGTATCAGAGTTCTTGATCTTCTGCGCCTCATCGAAGACGAGCAGGTCCCACTTAGTGTCGCGGTACATATCCATCCAAGTATTGGCGCTGCGACCATACGTGGTGATCGTGATGTCGGTAAAGGGCGTCACCTTTGCGCGGCGGGCAGGCCCTACGACTGTGACCAGTTTCTGCTGCGTACTCCACTTGGCCAGTTCTCTGGCCCAATTGTGCTGGAGTGAGGCGGGGCAGACGATGAGCGTGCGCTTAGGCTTGATCTCATTCATCGCGCCTATGACCTGGATGGTCTTGCCGACACCCATGTCGTCACAGAGGAGACACTGCTTATTTTCAATGATGAACCGGATGCCTACGTGCTGGTGGGCCATGTAGTCCAGGTCCTGGGGCGCCTCGTAGAAAATCTCGGGGGTCGTGGAGTTGCTCTCCTCAACACGGGCGATGAGGCGGGTCAGCTCAGCGGTGGCGGAGTCATCGAAGCAGGAGCTGAGCTTCATGGCGTGGTAGACGTTGCGTGTCCGCCAGCGCTTCTCGATAAACTTGAAGCCTGCGGCCTTGGGTATGGCGCGCTCATCAAACGTACATTTGACGACAAAGTATGGGTCTTGATATGAGATACGCACAGGCTGCTCCGGTTATGTGCGGTTAAGTATTACTGGCCAGCGTCAATCAACGCTTTCATGCGCTCAGCGACGACGCGAAACTCAATGTTTTCGGCTCGGTTTGCCAGGTAGTGTGTAGAGAGACAGGCGAGGGCTTCGTGGTATCTACCCTGAGTGTTAAGCATTTGCCAGCGGTCTCCGCTGAGTTTGGTGGCTGCTGTCACCATGTCTTTGGCGAGGTCATAATCCATTTTACGTTTTCCTCCGTAGCCCTATAAGTACTAGGGCAGTTTCAGTTTGTCAAGTGTTTTCCGAAAATAAATTGGTGTTGACGGCAGGAATCGAACCTACTTAACCCGACCCGAAAGGGCTGCACCGGGGCGTGGCCATTACGCTACGTCAACAATAAAAACGCCAGGTGGGTAAGAAGTTTGGAGCAGCCACCCACCTGGCGCATCTCGGTAATCACGCGAGACTCCATCACTCTATTTTCTTCCTTTCATCTTGTCAAGTAGATGGTGTGGGTACTGCTCGGGGAATATGAGGTTCGCCCGTTTGATATCCAACCCTAAAGTTTTCGCAGCGTCCGCGATGCGTGTCGCCACCTCGGGCGTAGCATAGATCCGCCCATTCAACACATCGTTAAGGTGCGACCGGGTCATCCCCGCGCGCAAAGCAAGCTGGGCTTTCTGGCCGTACTGCCATCCTTTCTTTTTCTTAGGCATTTCTCAAATGTCCCCTGTTTTCTTTTCGCGGTTTTCAGACTGTACGCGGCTCACGACCCGTACTCCTTTGCGTAATTTAAGCGCAGCAGCTCAGCGTTCAGGTTGAGCCACCCGCCCATGTCGCGGTAGTAATAGACCGTGGCCAGTAGGCGACCGTACTTGCCGGACTTGTCCTTGTGCGTCTCGATCACAACTGACGGCAGGACAAGTTTGGGGCGCTTCATGGTCCAGGGTGTGTTCGACCCAAGCTGCTCACGCACATAGTCGCGGACCACTAAACCCTGCTCGCGCTCCTCACCCCGTAGCTCGGGGGTGTTGATGCCGTAGAGGCGTAGCGTCCGGACCTTGTACTCCTTCAGCCCCATATCCATCAGTACGGTCATGGTGTCGCCATCGTAAATGTCTATCACCCCTGCCCTGTAGGTGTACATGCGTGGGGCGAAGGCTGCCTGGCCTGCGTCCCATCCGGCCTGGTGGGCCTGGCGGGCCAAGGCCAACCGGCTCGGCACGTCCACTATCCTCTGCTGGGGCGCTACCCAGTCGATGAAGTGTTCGTACCGCCGCTCATTAAAATACTTGGGGTCGTCATCCATCCTCGGGGCCCCCCTCCATCACGCCGCACAACTCGCAGCGTTCGCCCAGCACATGCATATTGCCACAGGACACACCCTTGCGAACCTCTGCCAGTTTGCCGTGGACATCGTCCCAGCGCGCCCTGGTGGACTCGGGCTTATCGTCACCCAGGACCAGAGCCTGCGTGGCCTCCACCAACTCCTCGGAAGCTTTGCGAAACGCTGCGTTTTCCGTCCGCAGCGTTTGCACAATGCCCATCGCAACCGCGATGTCCGATTCCATCTGCTCAATCTTGATCGTCTGCATCTTGGTGCGTATCTCTGCCTGCTGTAGCAGTGTCTCCACCTTGCGGCAGCGCTCCCGCCAATCCATGTCTCTACCCATCTGAGTCGTCCTTTATTGTCACGGTGAAGCACGGGGAGTTCCCGTAGTTATTTTCGATAGTAATATCTCTCGGCCAATCCGGCATTATGTCCCGCTCCAGCCAATCCATGATGAGCTCCTGTACGAACTCTTCAGAGATGGGGAGACAGATATCTGGCTTCTTGACGTAGGGCCTAGCGCTCATTGTCCGGTGACGACCTTAATGAAGTCGTCCAGAGCGGTGCCATTAACATCCGTGTAGTCATCCAACACAGACGTAAGGTCGTCAATGTCGTGGCCGACTGCCTGCTCCAGGGCGCGTAGTGCATCCCAATAGGCATCTCGCTCAGACAATGCCGTGGTTAAAAGTACCCTGATCGTCTCTCTATCCATCGTGCTGCTCCTTTGTTAAATTATGACGGCTGAATTTTCACGACATACACCGCCTTCGGTCGACCCCCGCCTGATTCGCATTCGCCTCATTCATGGGGTGCAGGTTTCTTTTCGCACCGGCATGCACCTGCTTTTGGCCGCGATTACCAACTGTACGCCCTTAACGTACCTTGCATAGGCGAAACAACCAGCGGTTGAATCGATACAACCAGTGCGTTACCGTTGTCGCATCCCCTCAAAGACGGTATAGTTTAGGTCCGTAACCAGGCAAAAAGGAGCAGCCGTGACCGCACAACCCAACGCGGATAATATCCGTACGATACTAGACATTATTGACCCCAATTGCTCAGAACAAGAGTGGTGGGAGATCGCCTGTGCGGTAGCGCACCTGGCAGGCGAGGAGGGGCGGGAGCCCTTCAGAGAATGGAGCAGCCAAACGCACGGTGATCGAGACGACTTCGACCACCAGGTAGACCGAGCCTACGAGCGTAACCAGCAGGGTGGGGGTTGGCAGACCTTTGCCAAGTATGCCCCTGGCGTGGCGTACATCTCCGACTGGACCACTGAGGCCGACTGGACTCGGCGCCCCGTATGCAACCGGGTCCACTCAGCGGCCCGTAAGCGGGGCCCCGCACAGGTGGAGGGCAGCGTCTACGCTACGTTGGCCAGTAGGGGGCTCCCCCTGCGAGCGTCCACCCTGCAGGCAGTCAACGACCCCACCAATGCGATCCTCTCGCTGTTTCGCCCTACCGACATGCTCTGCTCAGGCGATAAGTACGCCACCACCCCTGTCCCGCTGACTGAGCATGTCGGCCCCTACATATGCCCCAACCCCCTACTCTCATCACGTTGTGACGCAGAAATACTGCGCCATGAGTATGTAGTCTGTGAGTTTGACGATAAGGACAAGAAGTCCCAGGCGGGCTTCTGGTCGTATATGATCGCACAGGGAGCCCCTGTAGCGGCTGTTATTGACTCTGGGGGCAAGAGCCTACATGTGTGGCTTAAAGTCGATGAGACGGCTCAGTCCTGGGACGTGCAGGTCAAACAGCTACTCTATGATGGCTACCTGACGCCGCTGGGCGCCGACCGTAAATGTTTGAACCCTTCGCGGCTGTCCCGGCTGCCGGGGGCGATCCGACCTGAGACCGACAAGCTGCAGACCTTGTGGTACTTCAATCCGGCATGCCCTGTGGGCGTGCAGGCCTTTACGGACATCTTCACGGAGTTTACCCTGGACTCCCTGGACTTCTGCGACATCGAGGACAATCCGCCGCCCCTGACCTGGGTCGTGCAGGACTGGGTGCTTAAAGAGCCCTCACTTACCTTGTTCACTGGCCGAGGGGGTGGCGGCAAGTCGCTCCTCTCACTACAGCTTGGTATCGCTCTGGCGGCAGGCATGCCCTGGCTGGGTTTGCCCGTGCTGGAGCCGACACGGGTACTCATGGCCATGTGCGAAGATCCTAAAAATGTGATCGCCTTGCGCCGCTGGGCCATCATCGATCAGGACCCCGAGATAATGGACGCCATTGAGCCCGGTATGCTGCAGATCCTGCCCCGCATAGGTGAGGACAATGCTATAGGGCAGATGGAGGGCAATAAGATCGTGCCGGGCCCCTTCTACTTTCAGCTCAAGAGTAAGCTGGCCTCGATGGGGTCTGAGTACAAAGTGCTGGTGATCGATACACTTATGGATGTCTTCCATGGCGAAGAGAATGACCGTACGGCAGTCGGCCAGTTTACAAAGCAGATCCTGTTCCGGCTCGCCCTGGATCACAACTGCTGGATACTGGTCCTGGCACACCCACCAAAGAGCGTGGAGCATGCCTACTCCGGCAGCACAGCTTGGCAGGGGGCGGTGCGCATGATGTGGGTTCTGCAGCAGGACGACCGCGAAGGGGTTATGCGCCTGGACGTTGACAAGAGTAACTACGGCCAGAAACCCACAGGGATACCCGTGCGGTACTCCAAGGGCGCTTTTGTCGTGGTGGACGAAGTTGCCGTCGACCAGGAGAGTAAAGACGCCATCATGGCTTATATCACCACCTCTGCCGTGGAGGGCGATTACTACAAGGCAGGTACTTCTGCTGGCGGGCACAGGCCTATCAGCGGGCAGAACATCGTTGACCCCTTTGGCGGGGGCGCTTTGTCGGCCAAGACCATACAAACCCTGGTAGCCGAACTTTTGGCAGAGGGCGAAGTGGTGGAGTACGCGCACAACGGGCGCAACAGACTGGAGGTGCCGAGATGACACTCATTGACCTACGCCCAGACGATGTGCCAGAATTGTTTAGAGTCATCGACCGTAACACCTCTGGCGTACTCACGGTGACGCGCACAGACCTGACCTTTCGCATGATGATTAAGGTGGCTCGCCCCGGTGGCGGGCATTATCGCATGGCGGCGGAGTTTGACGTTTATTCCGCCTGGAAAATACGCCAGGTGCGGGCACTGCGCATCGCCATCGATATGGAGACGACCTTGATGCGGGCTATGGGGTTTGAGGACTACCAGGCCTGCGTGGACTCACGCAAGATGCACATGACAAACGGGGAGTTTCCTCACTGTGGCGTTTTGTACGGTAGAAAAATGACGACCAACATAGAGGAGGCTACCTGCAAGTCCTGTTTGAACATTTATAAACGATTGAAGAATTAAAGGAGCAGCACAATGCTTAAAATGAAATGTAAGATCTGCGGCATGCCCGCACCAAAACTTACCGAGATCGGTACAATCTGCCAGGCTACAACGAACTGTGGAGGTGCGTACGCCTGGTTTAACATGGCGGGGCGCGCACAGCCTCCCTGTGATTGTGGTAGTCAGCCCAATGAGATGCACACCAACGTATGTTCCGCCGAGGTTTGGCGGAGGACATACGATGCCTGGCCCGAGCCCCCTGCCGAACCCCCATACGGTGGCATCACCCATACGCCCAAAGGTAAACCGCGCTACGAGATGCACACAGGCAAGTATGGCCACTACTATCGTGACGGGGCGACAGGTATGGACTTGACGATCGACCAAGTCCTGGCACTGCTGAACGAATCCTCAGCCGTTCTGGACGCCACGGCGGATGTAGAAGCCGCCATCAGACAATTACGTCAAGCACTTAAGGACCAATCATGAATACGAAAGATCTACAGAAGAAACTGAACAAGCAAAATCGGTGCTACCGGATGTTTTCCGAGTTGAAGGAGAACCAACCCTTCTTGTGGGGCGTCACGTTGGCGATTAAAATCTCACCCGCCATGGCGATACTCTTACTCTCACGTAAGAAGATGCGCATTAAGCCCTCAGAGTTCGTGGAGTTGCCAAAGCGCATCATTGTCACAGGTAAAGCAGGCACACGGATGGAGGCGACCTACTGATGAAAATCAGAATCACTGGAACGCCCGTTAAGGGCAAGGGGCTCGGGCGGGGGCGCGGCTGGCCCACCGCAAATCTCGTAGACAAGGGCCTGGCGCCGGGGGCCTATGTGGGCTCCCTGATCTCCATCGATGGCTACATGGAGTATCGGGGGTGCGTGATCACCGCTGACGGCAGCGGCATTGTGGAAGTGCATGTCATTGGCTGGAACGCTGATAGGAGCATGCACGCCTCCAGGCTGGAGGTCTTGGTGACTGGCCAGGTGCCCAGCGATTGGTTGATCAACTTCGCCCGGCTGATGACGGTGGGGGCGCCCGCAGAGGTCGAGAACGCCAAGCTGCGGGCTGCGCTGACCTGCGTCAAGGGGCGCTATCATTTGATCATGCGATCACGGGTGGGCAGCGCAGGACATCCTGTTTATTCGACAGGGTGCATGACTAAGGCCAATGTGGATGAGGAATACAAGATGGTGCTGGATGCGCTCAAGGAGGGCGAGTGATTATGGAAATTACGCAACAGGAGTTCATCAAGGCCGAAGGGCGGCTCTGCCCTAATTGCGGCTCAGACGAGATGGATAGCACTGATGGGGAGCGGTATTACTGCATGGGTGGCTGCGGGTGTATCTGGGAGAAGCAAACAGAGGTCGTCGGATATGAGATTTTACGTTTTGAAAAGGAGGAAGAGTGATTATGGCTGAAGAGACATGTGGTGAGCGGAGGTCAGCGGAGGTCCCGTACATGACTGAGATTCAACTAAGAGACGAGGTGCGGGATTTACGTAAGCGCAACGAACTGCTCTACAATGCGTACTGTGATCTACACTACCTATGTAGCGAAGCGGCTGACTTCGACAATGGGGTATCGCATCAGGGTATGAACGAAGGGCGCATACATGCTGCTCGTATCATCTCTGGTGCGGAGTCGGCAGTGGCTGAGGCTATCAAACCGCGTACGGGGCCTTGTGTTGCACCCCCTGGCGGTGGACGATTAAGCACAAGGAGGGAAGCATGAGAGATTTGACAGGAAAGCGAGTAATTGTGCGCTGTGAGAAAAGCGGTGTTTTTTATGGGACACTAGAGAGCAGGGTAGGGCTTGAGGTCGAACTAACCGACTGTCGGCGCATATGGTACTGGGATGGGGCCGCGGCAATTGAGCAATTGGCAACCGCGCCGAATCTGACAGCGGAGTGTAAATTTACTGTCCCCGTGCCGTATAAGCTGTTGATTGATGCAAAGGAAATAACGCCTTGCACAGAAGTTGCAACCGAGGCAATTGACGGGGTTCCGGTATGGCAGAGGTAAGCGATGGCTCTGGCTATGGCGATGGCTCTGGCTCTGGCTCTGGCGATGGCGATGGCTCTGGCTATGGCTCTGGCTCTGGCTCTGGCTCTGGCTCTGACTATGGCTATGGCGCTGGCTCTGGCTATGGCTCTGGCTATGGCTCTGGCTCTGGCTCTGGCGATGGCTCTGAACCCGACTTAACTGGATACATTTGTCCGAACTGCGAGCGCAAGGCGTGGCCAAGTGCCAGGGGTAGGGTTTGTTTAATTTGTGATAAGGTAATTGACGGGGTTCCGGTATGGCAGAGGTAGGCTATGGCTCTGGCTCTGGCTACGGCTCTGGCTGTGGCGATGGCGATGGCTCTGGCTACGGCTATGGCTATGGCGATGGCTCTGGCTATGGCGATGGCGATGGCTCTGGCTATGGCTATGGCGATGGCGATGGGGTAGACCTAACAGGCTACCTCTGCCCAGATTGCGAGCGTAAGGCGTGGCCGAGCGCAAGGGGGCGGGTGTGTTTAATTTGTGATAAGGTAATTGCGGTGGCTGAGTGAAGAATAAGACGACACCAAACGAGCCGCGATGGATAGAGATGATGCCGAGCCACAATCCGGGTCGTGCCGCATTGGACGCAGCGCAACGTATAACAAGGCTAATGAGAGAGGTTACAAAATGATTAGACACATCAGAACAACAATTGCGGACGCGTCTACAATGGACTCTGAGACGGCCAGAAACCGACAACTTCAAGAAGCGAGGGAAGAGAACGCCAAGCTACGAGCGGCACTGAAAGAATCCATGGAGCATATTGGCACCGCTCACTGTTCGGGATACAAGTGTCGCCTGCCCCACTGTGACTCGTGCAACGAGGACCCCATCGATATCTGGGACGTTATGCCCCGCTGGATAAAACTGCTCAAGGAGGGCGATTGATTATGGCAACATGGAAATGCGAGTGCGGGGAAATAGTCTACGCAGGAAAGTGCGGGGGGTGTGGGTCAACCATCGTCCCACCAATGGTGGCAGATGTGCGCCACCTTCAAGCCGAGAACGCCAAGCTGCGGGCGTCCAATGCCGAGCTATCCAAAGAGCGAAACAAGCTCAGTCAGTTCGCCTTTGAACGGGACCGAGCCAAGCGCGACAGGGATCGGGCGGAAGCAAGGGCTCAGAGGGCGGAAGCTGAGGCAGATGCGCTACGGGCGGCGCTGGAAGCAAAGATCACTGCTTGGAGGGCTGAGGCTAACAGCAATTTCACTAGGGTTGCGAGAGCTGCACAGCTTGAAGGGTTCGCGAACCAATTGGAAAGCCTACTCAAGGAGGGGGGATGACCGAGCACTGGCGACAGGTAAAGATAGACGAACTCCAAGCAGAGAACGATCGGCTGCGGACGGCGCTGGTATCGGCCAAGGGGCGGTATGAGCAGATCATGGTCCACGCTCCGGGGCCTATAACTCAGGCGCACATTGATACTGAGTACGAGATAATCTGCGCTGCGCTCAAGGAGGGGGGATGATTATGGACAAGCCTGTGAGGCCAGTAGAGTTCGCAGTCAAGATAGGCTCGAACAGCAAGCGAGAAGTTGCCAGGGTGCTAAAGCAATTAACCAATGAGATCCTTGGTGGTGGTGAGTTTACTTGGGGCTGGCAGGCGCGCCAGGAGGCACAACATGACTGACAAGATCTTTGTGCCGCTTGACGGCGATCTACGCGCCCTGGAGCGGCGGTACAGCCTCTCCCTGGTGCCGAGCATGTTAGTCCTGGGTGATGAGTACACCTGGAAGAACCGGTACTACCCGGCAATTGAGCAGATTGCCTGCGCACTGGCCAGTGCGTGGGGCACCATGCCTGACCCTGATGACGCTACACCCTTCCATTTGCGGGGCGGGGACTGTATCGTGCTGAATCGGACCAGGCACCCCCACGACAGCCGCCGCTCTGACGTAATGATACGCACCTACACTGCCTGGCCGCACGTACCGCCCTACCCGGCAGATGTCGTACTTGAAGGGGGCCTCGATCCCTCGGCGCACTCAGGCGAGATAAACATGCATCGCTACACGCCTGCGCCGCTGTACATACCGCCCACGTTGGGCCGTCCCGGCACGGCGGGGCGAGCGGCGGAGCAGGAGTACCGAACTCTTGAGTTGGCTGGGGAGATACGCGCCCAGCTTTACCGCTGCAAGCATACCTTCCCGCCCAAGTGCTGCGATGCGTACTGTGAGCCCTCTGTGCGTGGCCCCATGTGCCTGGTTTGCGATAAGCGCTGGGTGTTGCCTAAGATCGTACGACGGTCTCCACGCGATTAACAGCCCCTGAAATTTCCCCCTTACGCGCACGCGCGCGAAGAATATGGCGTAATTGGCTGATATGGCGAGTATTACGCTGCGATGGGCGATAAGGAAACCCAACCCCCAAGGAGCAGGGAATTTCTAGAGCCCTCTTCCCAGTTGATGACTCTGGCAATCTATATGATGATTGCGTGGACTCGAATCAATGTATTGGCTGGAGGGCTGCAAGAGGCGATAGCGGAGAATGACTCGTCAGTGAGGGCCGATGGGGTGGGTCCCTCAGGAAATTCCCCTGCCCTTGGGGGTTGGGGTTTCCCTGTCGGCCCCTCACCCGCTAGTTGATGTATCGTTCGCGTGCCACACTGGCCACCAGGTCGTGAATATGCTTGGCGACCACCGAGCCATAAGCTTCATCGCATTCAGCATGTGTGTACTGCTGAACGATCCAGCCCCGAGCTTCCAGGTGCTTAGCCCGCTTACTCCGCTCGTAGTCACATATCTCGACCACGAGGCGAATGTCGGGAAAGGCGAAGTCTACGTAATAGTCGCCGATGTCATATTGGCGGGTACACTTGAAGCCGGTCTTGCGTTGGGCCAGGTAGGACCAGATCGCGGCTTCTTGAGGAGTGGAGGGGCGCTTAAGCTTTCGTTTGCGATAAGTGCTGTAATGTCGAGCCATATTGCCCTTTACGTGGTATTTCATCCTTGCCTCCTCCCAGTTTAGCACGGAAAGTGCGCTTTTACAAGTAGCGCCGCGCCAGTGACTGGCAGCATTGGGGTCAGACATGCCCGTAGCGCCGCGCCAGTTACGCCCTGACTCCATGTCTGACAGCAGCTATAAGTCGCTGCGCAGCAGCCAGGTAGGCCAGGTCGTCCCGATCGTCATTTTTTGCCCGATCAACTATTAGTTGAATCGTGTGACGGCCTGGTTGTTTCCGTTACAATTAGGCGAAAAAATGAGTAGTTTTTGACGGTCGGACATATTTAGGTGAACGTGCGAAAAGCACAAAACAAAAAGGTGGGTATGAGCAACGCAGCACACCAGGAAAAGAGGCGAGGCCGGCCTATAAGCGAATAAACCAGGCAGTTAAAACCAGGCAATAATTCAAAGGAAAATAAATGGATAAAATTTATCGTAATAAGGCGGATATGTTAGTAAACGTGTTCTCTGATCAGGAGAAGGTAGAAAAGGAAAAGGCCTTTGACAAGATATTGAATGCCAAGCGCAAAAATAAGCGATTCGAACAGACTCTACTTGATCAAAGGCGGATTATCCTTTTGGATTGCCATTACCCGTTAAACGCAAAAGTAATCGAGGCGCAACTACACAATAATGTCCGCGAAAATTTAGGATATTTACCCGCGGATAAATGCCTCTTAGACAATCTCACGCTAGACAAGGCCGTGGCGAAAATTCAAGCGCTAAATATTCTTGTCCGCGCGCTAGAAGACACAATTCACAATAAAGGGCTATCTGATGAAAATTAAGCAACTAGACCAGATTATAGGTGGAAAAAGCAAAGGCCTTTCCAACCCGGGTAAGATGCCTTGTAAAGCATTCAACATACCCGCGGCCTATTGCAATATTGGCGCTAAACTGCGGCAAATTATCGGCTCAGTTTGTTCTATATGCTACGCGCTAAAAGGCCGGTATGTTTTTCCGGTTGTTTTGATTGCAATGGAGCGTAGGTACGAGCGCTTTATTAAAGGCTGTAATAATGAGCGCTATATAGCTGCATTCGCTGAATTGGTCACCAAGCAAAGTCCAGACTATTTCCGGTGGTTCGACAGTGGCGATCTACCTAGTCTAGACTGCCTTATAGGTATTGTGAAAATTGCAATACTTACGCCTAATACGAAACACTGGCTTCCCACGCGCGAATATAAAATAGTAAGGGATTATATAGAAAAATACGGCGCCTTTCCACCTAATTTAGTGGTACGCGTCTCAATACATATGTTAGGACAA